ATTACAGGATCGCACTATGTCTATTTATCCTGGACAAAGATCGACGTGGGAGCACCAGATTTTAGGCAGGCAAACAGAATATTTTACTACTTCTGGGAGGCTTGCAAGGCAGATAAGAGATCTTATGGAATGTGCTACCTTAAGAACAGACGGTCTGGCTTTAGCTTCATGGCATCCTCAGAGACTGTTAACTTGGCAACAACTTCCAAGGACTCTAGATTTGGGGTCTTATCTAAAACTGGAGCAGATGCGAAGAAGATGTTTACAGACAAGATTGTACCCATATCGATCAACTATCCATTTTTTTTCAAACCAATACAGGATGGGATGGAAAGACCAAAGACGGAGTTATCCTATAAGATACCGTCAAGAAGACTTACCAGAAACGCCATCAAAGAGACCTATAGTCAGGAGGAATTTGGGCAGGGGCTCGATACAACAATCGATTGGAAGAACACCGGCGACAACTCGTATGATGGAGAGAAATTACAACTCCTCGTCCACGACGAATCCGGTAAATGGGAGAGGCCGGACAATATACTCAACAACTGGAGAGTCACGAAAACGTGCCTCAGGCTCGGTGCCAAAATAGTAGGTAAATGTATGATGGGTTCTACATCTAATGCTTTAGCAAAAGGTGGAGATAACTTTAAAAAATTATTTTATAATTCAGATGTCACAAATAGAAACCGCAATGGCCAGACTACAAGTGGACTATATTCTTTGTTCATACCTATGGAGTGGGGATACGAAGGGTTTATTGACAAATACGGATATCCTGTCTTCGATACACCATCAGACCCGGTTGAAGGAATTGATGGGGAAAAAATATTTACGGGAGTCGTTGATCATTGGGAAAATGAAGTAGAAGGATTAAAAAAAGATAGTGATGCTTTAAATGAATATTATAGACAGTTTCCAAGATCAGAGAAGCATGCATTTAGAGATGAAACAGTTAATTCATTATTTAATTTAACTAAAATATATGAGCAAATAGATTTTAACGAAGAAATGGCTATTAAAGGTTATGTTGTTCGTGGAACTTTTGCTTGGCAAAATGGTATAAAAGACACTAAAGTTGTATGGATACCTAGTAAAAATGGTAGATTTAAAATATCATGGATACCGCCAGACAATATACAAAATAATATAATTATAAAAAATGGTATTAAATATCCTGGTAATGATGGCTTCGGAGCCTTCGGGTGTGATAGTTATGACATCAGCGGTACTGTTGGCGGTGGTGGGTCTAATGGTGCTCTTCATGGATTAACTACTTTTTCTATGGTAAATGATGTGCCTAATACTAAGTTTTTTTTAGAATACATAGCACGACCACAAACAGCAGAAATATTTTTTGAAGAAGTATTAATGGCATTAGTATTTTATGGTATGCCAATACTTGCTGAAAACAATAAACCAAGATTATTATATCATTTAAAAAGAAGAGGTTATAGAGGTTTTTCTATGAACAGACCTGATAAACTTTTAGGTAATTTATCTAAAACAGAAATAGAATTAGGAGGTATACCAAATACATCTGAAGATATAAAACAAGCGCACGCAGCTGCTATTGAATCTTACATAGAAGACTATGTAGGACGTAAAGAAGAAAATCATGGTAATATGTATTTTCAAAAAACATTAGAAGACTGGGCACGTTTTGATATATCAAGAAGAACATCTCATGATGCATCCATAAGTAGTGGACTTGCAATTATGGCATGTAGAAAACATATGTATAGGCCTAATATGGAAAGAACAAATAAAAAAATAGACTTTCGTTTTGCTAAATATAAAAACGATGGATCAATGAGTAAGATAATACAATAACTATGGCAATAACAACAGGACAACTTCCTACACAATTTCCGAGTCAAGCTGTCTCAGATGAAGAAAAAATGTCTTCTGAATATGGTTTATCGGTTGGAAGGGCTATTGAGCAAGAGTGGTTCAATAAAGATAATAATCCCGGTATGTATTATCAAACCAATGAAGAGTTTCATAGGTTGCGTTTATATGCAAGGGGTGAACAGTCTATAAGAAAATACAAAGATGAATTTGCTATTAATGGTGATTTATCTTATTTAAACTTAGACTGGAAACCTGTACCTATTATTCCTAAGTTTGTAGATATAGTTGTTAATGGTATGCAAGATAGGCTTTTTGATATAAAAGCTTTTGCACAAGATCCTGTAGCTACAAAAGAAAGAACTAACTACGTTAAAAAAGTAGAAAGAGATATGGCATCTCAAGAAGTTCTAGGAGTTATAGAACAAGAACTTGGCGTTAATGCTCGTAATATACCTAAAGATGAAGTTCCTGCTAGCACAGATGAACTAGAGGTATACATGCAGTTAAACTATAAACAAGGAATAGAAATAGCTGAAGAACAAGCTATTAATAATGTTTTCTTAGCAAATAAGTACCCTGAGTTAAAAAAACGTGTTGATTATGATTTAGCTGTATTAGGTATTGGTGCTGTTAAAAATACATTTAATAATACTGACGGTATAAAATTAGATTATGTAGATCCAGCTAGCTTAGTATGGTCTTACACTGAAGATCCTAATTTTGAAGACTGTTATTATTTTGGTGAGGTAAAAAGAATATCTGTAAACGAACTTAAAAAACAATTTCCAAATTTACCAAATGAAGAAATAGCGGAGTTTGTAAAAAAAGGTTCTAATTGGGTTGACTATAATAATAATTGGTTTAACAAAAATTTTAATAGTGAAATAGATAACAATAACACATTAACGGTGTTATATTTTAATTGGAAAACGTGGGAAAATAACGTTTATAAAATTAAAGAAACTTCTACAGGTGCTGACAAAGCTATATTAAAAGACGATCAATTTAATCCACCGCAAGATAAAAGAACAAGATTTGAAAGAGTAGCACAAGCTAGAGAAGTAATTTATGAAGGTGCTTATGTGTTGGGTAGCAACATTTTACTTAAATGGGAAAAAGCTACTAATATGATAAGACCTAGTTCAAACACTAATAAAGTGTTAATGAATTATACTGTATCAGCGCCTAGAATGTATAAAGGTTGTATTACATCTCTTGTTTCTAAAATGACACCTTATGCTGATTTAATACAGTTAACACATTTAAAACTACAACAAACAATACAAAGGATGGTTCCATCTGGTGTTTTTGTAGACGCTGATGGTATTGCTGAAGTTGATTTAGGTAATGGTACTAATTACAATGCACAAGAAGCGTTAAATATGTACTTTTCAACAGGTTCTATTATAGGTAGGTCTTTAACTGTTGAAGGTGATACTAACCCAGGTAAAGTGCCAATACAAGAATTACCAGGTACTCAAGGTAATCAAATACAAATATTAGTAGCTGCATATAATCAATATCTTCAAATGATAAGAGATATTACAGGTTTAAATGAAGCTAGAGATGGTTCTGATCCTGATCCAAATTCATTAGTTGGAGTACAGAAATTAGCAGCAGCAAATAGTAATACAGCTACAAGACATATATTATCATCAAGCATGTATATAACATTAGCTTTAGCTGAAGCTATATGTTTAAGATTTAAAGATGTATTAGAGTTTCATCCTACAAAAGAAGCTTTCATAGGTGCATTAGGTAGGTTTTCTGTAGGATCATTAGAAGAAATGGAAAATTTACATCTACATGATTTTGGTATATTTTTAGAATTAATGCCTGATGAAGAAGAAAAATCTTTATTAGAAGCTAATATACAAGCTGCATTATCAAGAGATAGTATAAATTTAGAAGATGCTATTGATATACGTGAAATAAAAAATCTTAAACTTGCTAATCAAGTACTTAAGATAAGACGTATTAAGAAACAACAGATAGATCAACAAATGGCTCAAGCAGCTAGTGTTGCTCAAGCTGAAGCACAAGGAGCTGCTCAAATACAAATAGAAGAAGCAAAAGCTCAAGCAGAACAAGTTAAAACAGAATCTAAAATTCAATATAGACAAGCTGATATTGAGTTTGAAATTAAAAAATTAGAAGTAGAAGCTCAAACAAAAAGAGAGCTTATGCAGTTTGAATATGACTTAAATGTTAAATTAAAAGCGTTAGAATTAGAAGCTCAAAAAGAATTAGTGGAAAAACAAAATGAAACAGCTGTTGAGGTTGCTAATTTAAAAACTTCTGCTAAAAGTTTATCAGGACCACCACAAACAGGTAAACCTGCTAAATCATTTGAGTCAAAAGGTAATGATGTACTAGGTGGTATTGATTTATCAAGATTTGAACCTAAGTAAAAGTTAAATTATTTTATTATATATTATTATGGAAGAACAAGAAAAAGTACAAGTTAAAGCTGTAGTAGATGATACTCCAGCACCTACAAAACAAGAACAAGAAGCTGCAGTATTAGATAAAGCAGTAGAAACTGGGGAAGTTGCATCTGAATATGGATTACAAACCGATGGTGTTTATAAAGTTAATTTAGATAAACCTCCTGTACAAAAAGAAGAAAACAATGCCGTTCAAGAGCGAAAAACAGAGGAAGTTTCTGTGGATGAAACATCCGGAGATAGCAAAGAAGTGGACAAAGAAGTACGGGAGCAGTCCAGTGAAAAAAACGACACCGTTCAAACTGAAGAAAAAGTATTAGAAGAAAATGAATCTCCTTTAGAATTAATTAAAGAAGATGAAGAAACTGTTGTTAAAGAAGAAGAACCTTCAATAACAGCAGAACAAAAAGAAGAAGTTAAGGAAGCTGAAAAACAAATGCTTCCTGAAAACGTAGAAAAGCTAGTTACATTTATGGAAGAAACTGGTGGTTCTTTAGAAGATTATGTTAATCTAAATAGAGACATTAGTAAGTACGACAATGTAACACTTATGCGTGAATATTATAAAACTACAAAACCTCATCTAAACCAAGATGATGTTGAGTTTTTACTCAATAAAAATTTTAGTTATGATGAAGAGGCGGATGATCCGTCAGAAGTTAAAGCTAAGCAATTAGCTTTTAAAGAAGAGTTATTTAATGCTCAAAACCACTTTAAAACAAGTAAGGAAAAATACTATGCTGATCTTAAGTTAAGAAAGCAAAATGAAGTTGCTCCTGAATATAAAGAGGCATATGATTATTATAATAACCAAAAGCAATTAATAGAAGAAAGTGAGAAATTACAAAAGGATTTTTTAAGTAAAACAGATAAAGTTTTTTCAGACGATTTCAAAGGTTTTGATTTTAGCGTTGGAAAAAATAAATATCGTTTTAAAGTAGATAATCCATTAAAGACTAAAGAATTTCAGTCAGATATAAAGAATTTTGCTAATACCTTTATAGGTAAAGATGGTACTGTTGCAGATGCAAAAGGTTATCATAAAGCATTATTCGCAGGAGCAAATGCAGATAAAATAGCTAATCATTTTTATGAGCAAGGCCGTGCCGATGCTATAAAGGAACAAGCTAAGACTGCAAAAAATATTGATATGTCTCCGCGGTCTGATAATAGCAATATTATGAGTTCAAGCGGTCAAAAAATTAGAGTAGTTTCAGGCGATGATTCATCAAAATTGCGCATTAAATGGAAATAAATAATTTTTAAAATCAAAACAAATGGCATTTACAGTAGGCATACCAGCCGCTTTACAACCAACCCAGAGCAAGACAATGTATCCTGGGAACTATATCGATTTTACTGATGCAAATTTTGCTCAGTGGGGTCAACAATTTTTACCTGATGTATACGAAAAAGAAGTAGAAAGATATGGAAACAGATCTATCGGTTCTTTCTTACGTATGGTATCAGCGGAAATGCCTTCCACTTCAGATCAAATAATCTGGACTGAGCAAGGTAGATTACACACACGTTATGCTAACGTTATTCCTTTAGGAAATCAAGGCGCTTTACCAGGTGGTGCTGTTGCAGGAGCAATTGCAGCAGGTGCATCAGGAACAGCTCTTAACTTTAGCATACCTACTGCACAACCAAGAAGTACAGGAATAACTACAGATAAAACTGAACCTTGTAATTTTAGAGTTGGAGAAACAGTAATGGTACAAATCCAAACATCAGCTACATCAGCTGTTGGTGGAACTGGAGAAGTTATTAAAGGAGTTGTTACTGAAGTATCAGGACAAAACTTCCAAATTAAATGTTATGTAGCTCACCTTGGTGTTCTAGCAGCACAAAGAGTTACAGCTATTTCTTATGGATCAGAATTTGCTAAAGGTACAGGTACTTTTAATCAATCTTTAAATCCTAGCTATGCTACATTTACTAACTCACCTATTATCTTAAAAGAAAACTATGCAATTAACGGTTCTGACACAGCTCAGATCGGTTGGATTGAAGTTACTTCTGAGAATGGTGCTAGTGGGTATTTATGGTATATGAAGTCTGAACACGAAAATAGATTACGTTGGGAAGATTACATTGAAATGTCTATGGTTGAAGGTGTTCTTAAAACAGGTGGACAAGGTGGTGCTAATGGAATAGCTTTAGGCTATACTACAGGCGCTAGCTCAATAACTGTTGGTGGAACAAACCAAAACGCTAAAGGTACTGAAGGTTTCTTTGCTGCTCTTGAAGCACGTGGAAATGTATATCAAGGATTTGGATCTCAAGCAGCTGCAGGTGCAGGTGGTGGAGCATTAACAGATTTTGATGCAGTACTTAAGCAATTAGACAAGCAAGGAGCTATTGAAGAAAACATGCTTTTCTTAAATCGTGAACTTTCTTTAGAGATTGATGACATTCTTGCTATGCAAAATGGTGCTTATCCAGGTGCTGCAGGTGTTGCTCACGGTACATCTTATGGTGTATTTAACAACAGCGCAGACATGGCATTAAATCTTGGATTTACAGGATATCGCAGAGGATCTTATGACTTTTACAAAACTGACTGGAAATACTTAAATGACTGGTCAACTCGTGGAGGTTTTGGTGATGTTGAAGGTGTATTAGTACCAGCTGGAACTTCTACAGTTTACGATCAGCAATTAGGTCAAAATATCAAGCGACCATTCTTACACGTTCGTTATAGAGCTTCAGAAACTGAAAACAGAAAAAATAAATCTTGGATTACAGGATCTGTTGGAACTTCTAGCCCTACAACTGATATTGATGAAATGAGAGTTTGTTACTTAAGTGAGAGATGTCTTATTACACAAGCTGCTAATAACTTCGTATTATTTAAAGCTTAATATTTTTTAACTATAGGATACGGGCTCTTCGGAGCCCAGTATTCTTATTTTATATTATTTTATTATGAAAACAAAAGTACAGAACCCAGAAAAAAACTGGGAACTAAAAGATAGAGTTTATATATTAAAAGGTGAAATGTCACCTATAACATATACAATACAAACTAGACATACACCAAGAAAGCCATTGCTATATTGGGATGAAGAAAAAGGAATAAATAGAGAATTAAGATTAGCATCTAATCAAAGTTCATTATTTGTCGATGAACAAGATGGTTATTCTACACTACAACATTTAATATTTCAAGATGGAGTATTAAACGTTCCTAGAACAGAACCATTAATACAAAAGTTATTATCTATATATCACCCTAACAAAATTTGGGAAGAAGTAGATGATCAAGTTATAGCAGAAGATGAAATAGAAAATTTAGAGTTTGAACTAGAAGCATTAAATTTAGTAAGAACTTTAGATATTTCGCATTTAGAAGCTATAATGCGTACTGAGTTAGGATCAAGCGTATCTACATTATCATCTAAAGAATTAAAAAGAGATGCTTATAGATTTGCAAGAGAAAATCCAGCTTTATTTATAGAGCTTTCACAGGACGATGATATAACTTTAAGGAACTTAGCTAACAGAGCTGTTGAAGCTGGTATATTAGAATTAACAGACGATAACACTGTGTTTAAGTTTCCTAACGGAAAAAAGGTAATGACAGTACCATTTGACCAACATCCTTACGGTGCTTTAGCGCAATATTTTAAAACAGACGAAGGAGTTGATTTAATGAAGTCAATTACTAAAAAGCTTTCATAGCTTACCTGATGTAAGGTGAGAAATCAACCTTACATCAACAAATTAATATAAAAGTAAATAAATGGTAAATATAAATAATGTATACCAATCTGTTCTTGTTATAACAAACAAAGATAATCGTGGTTATATAACACCTGAAGAATTTAACAGATTAGCTGAGCAAGCTCAAAACGAGATATTTGCAAGTTATTTTGTAAGAGAAGCAGGTTATGAGTTAAATGCTTTTTTAACAAGTGATTTTTCTGATCCTAATACTTACTTAGCAGAAAAAATAAATGTGTTTTATAAAGACGCTACACTTACTCATGCCAACGGTGAGTTTACATATCCTTCAGATTTATATAGAGTAGGTGTTGTATCTGTTGATAATATAGTAGCAGATAGAGCTTCACACGAAGAGGCTAAATATATTAATTTATCACCATTAACAGCACCAGTAAAAACACAACCCGTGTATTCATTAACAAACACGGGTGTTGTTGTTTATCCTTCAACTGTAACTACTGGTGTTAAATTAGATTATTTAAAAAAACCTATAA